CCCCGTGGCGTATTGGCAGGACCGAGAAAAACAAGTTGTGCCCCCTAACGCAGGGCTTTCGGGGGAAGTAGATACCGCTCCAGTAGCGCCCCCTGCCCCACCCGAACCCGCAAACTACGACGGTTATTCCGCCGACAAACTTGCCGTAGATTCTTTTCTAGCGTCCAAAGGCATAAATAAAGAGTCGGAATATATAGTTACTATGTATAACGTCTCTACCGATCAGCTTCTCGCTAACCTCTTCGGCTGCGACGAGCAGTTGGTCAAGGTTCTTAACGGCGCTGTCACGGAATGGTACGAGGAGGGAGTTACGGTAGGGGCGAATAAGTACGCCTATGTCTCCAAAGATCTTACAAATGGGCGGGTGCTTGACCGGTATACCTTCGACCAAAGAGGTCTTGTAAAAGTAGGTCCGGAGGCACTGGAGCCTACGATCACTCGTTTTGGAGGATTCGAAAGTGTTCCCCCTTCAATGAAGGTCGCGCTTAGAAACTTTGAATACCGGCACAAGGTAACAGCGTGGTCCCTCAAGGCCGACGGTCTTGTTGTCGAGTTTAGTTATTTATAGGGCATTAAGAAATGAACGACGGATTACAGCGAGATATTGGTCGTCATGACGCGCAGATAGACCATCTACAACAACAAATGGAGCGCGTGCTTGAAGAACTCCATGACATCAAAGAAACTCTTTCCGAGGCCAAGGGCGGCTGGAGAATGTTGATGTTGGTAGGGGGCGCGAGCGCCACTATGGGGGCTGGGCTCGTTAAGGCTATTGCGTTTTTTGGGGGGAAGTAATGCGGTTCATGGACGCCATGCCGATACTTCTGGAGTTTGAAGGGGGGTACGTCAATAACCCCCAAGATCCGGGTGGTGAGACTAAGTATGGAATAAGTAAGCGGGCTTACCCTAAAGAGGACATTAAGGATATGACCCTGAAACGCGCTTATGAAATCTATAAACGAGACTACTGGGATCCACTTTTGATAGACCAGCTACCTCCAAGATTACGATTTACAATGTTTGATACCGCCGTAAATTCAGGGGTGAAACAAGCGGTAAAAATGTTGCAAAAGACGGTAGGAACCGTTCAGGATGGTGTTTTAGGCCCCAAGACTCTACAGGCCGCATGGGATATGGAGCAGAGTAAGTTAGCGGCTAATTTTCTAGGGAATAGGTTACAATTTTTGGCGTCTTTGAACGCATTCAACGTGTTTGGGCGGGGGTGGGCAAGGCGGATAGCCGATTGCCTACTGATAATTTAGGAGCAATGTAGATGGTTTCTAACTTTGAGAAAGGCCCCATTTACGCCTCTCCTCCGACTCCGGTCCAGAAAAGCGGGCAATACGGTTCTGGGCAGTATGGGAACCGATACACTGCACCTACTACCGCATACCCTACGCCTACTACGGCGGCGATGCCCCCGCCCCCTGCGCCAACGTATGTTACTGACCCTGCATCCCAGCTTCGGTATTACAGCGGTTGGACGCAGAAGGCAATTCCTGTTTACGCGCCACGCCAGACGCCGACAACCCCGCAGACACCACAGCAGGCCCTAGCAGCTAAGGCGGCATCTCTTCCCGCCGCGCAACCTGTTTCGTATAACTATGAAGTCTATAACCCCTATGGGCAGAAAGTTACTGGGACGGCAGCGGATAACTTTTTGAATTTCGCTAAAAGCGATTTGTACAACCAGTACAAAGACTACGGGCTATCCAGCGCGTTTAACCCTAATTACGCGGATGCGTACTACGGCGGGTATACGTCAAAGGACATTCCCATCTACGGGGAGAGACCTAGTAACGCGCTGAAGTCTGCTGCACTGCCCATTATAGATAATGAGACCAAGTACTACGACAAAGCGGGCAAAGAGCTTACTGGCGCTGCGCTTCAGGACTATCTGACCTATGTGGAACGGGATAAGGCGGGTACAGATATGTACCTCCCTTCCGAAGTTCCTGTAGCGACTAACAACAATAAGTACTTCCTCCCGCATACCAACGCCTCTGGGAATTACACCGTCCTTCCTGATGTAATGTATCAGGGCAAGAAGCTAGAGGATACGGAGAAGCAGTATCAGTATTTGCTCGCGATGGGGCATCCCGCCGCGCTTCAAGAACAGGCGCGTAGGAAATTGTTTAGGCAAGAGCGGCGTCTTCAAAGACAAAGGGACGTGGATTTTCTAAGCGCGGTAAAGGCGCAAACAGCTCGCGCCGCCTATGTAAATCAGAATTTCACTGAGATCCCCGTTGCTGATCCTAACCACGGTAAAGAGTGGCAAGCCGCTGTTCAGTCGTATTTGGACAACACCAAGATTGGGTATACCGGTGGGTATGACTACTATGGACGTGCAGCGGATCAGGTACCACCCGGATCAGTTCAAGACCCACTGGCGGCTAAAGCGGCGCTAATGCCCGATAACCCGTATTTCGCGGATAAACTTAACCAGAGCACGCTCCTCGCTGGGCAGAAGTCTCAGTTCGGCATTCCAGATCGTATCTGGAACAACCTGTCTCCCGCAGAACGGCAGGCGGTTGAGGCTACCGACGCTAAGAGAAAGCAGCTTACTGCAATTTTGCAAGATCCGTTCTCCACGTTTACCTATAACGTAACGGACCAAGACGTATACGGCGATCCTTCCAAGAAACCTATCAAGGGTGAGACAAAAGGTCCGGGCGGGATTCTCTTTGGCGGCAACCCCGGTGCTACGTCTATTGGGTGGCGGAACGATAACCCGGTTCCCCCCGATGCCCCCGGCGCTGGCCTCTGGGTGATGGGCTTAGACCCCAACGACCCTCGTACTTTAAGTCGAGCATTTCAGCTCGCGATGCGGAACATCAACGACCGTCCCAAAAAAGGTGGGGAAGGTGGACGCCGTTTCGATAAGTACAAGGATCTCATGCGGAAGAACCCGGATGGAACGTGGAATAAAATCACGGACCCCAAGATTGCGCAGAGTCTCCTGAACGACGTAGACGCTTACTACAGAGAACTCGCTTTCCGCATGGACTTACCCAAGCGGACCTTTAGCATCGGCGACCTCTTCAGCGCGTTTATCCCCGCCCTCGTTGGTATTGCTACGGGCAATCCGTACCTCGCTGGTTTGGCTGGATTCGGTCAGGCGGCGTCCAAGGGAGACATCCTTGGTATGGTCACTAATGTGATCGGTATGGGCATCAATGCGTACGGTGGATTCGGTAAAGTGTTGGGTAACGTGGGCATCAAGCCCTCCGAAGTTATATCTAAGGCTTCCAATCTAACGTCTATCCCTAAGTTGAATACTTGGATTTCTGGGGCCGTCAAAGACTTTCTAGACCCCACCAAGGTTGGTCAGTACAGTATGAGCATGGGGGATTTCGCTACCAGCCTCAGTCAGAATGTCATTAGTCAAATGAATAGAATGGAGAAAGCAAAACTCGTCAAAGAGCCGTTTTACGGACAGTTGTACGGGAAGTTGACCCCGCAGGAACGCGCAAAACTTAAGCTGCCTCCTCCGGATTATTCTGGACAACTTGATGAGTACAATACCAAGATGGCTAAGTTGACCGAATTCTCCAAGGGTGCGGGTAGTAAATACTCTGACGACTGGGCCACACAGGCGCAGAATTACATCACTGGGACCCAGCCTACTGCCGCTGCCCGAGGGGGGTTGATGGGGCTTAAACCGCGTTACGTGCCGATGCGGCACAGGGTGTTTGCCTGATGTTAGGAGAAGCCATCGCCGAAGTTTTTGGGAAGATCTTAGATAAGGCGTGGCCTGACCCCGCTCAAAAAGCCCAAGCGGCCCTAGAGCTGGAGAAGTTGCGTCAGGCTGGAGAATTCAAAGAGCTTGATGCAGCGATTTCCGCAATTATGGCGGAAGCCAATAGCGCCGACCCTTGGACAAGTAGAGCACGTCCTAGCTTTATGTATGTGTTCTACTTTATCCTGCTTTCTCTTGTAGTCCTCGCTCCAATCGTGGGGATTTTTCGTCCCGCAGAAATGAAGGCGTTTTTTGAGAACGTCAGATTCGGCTTCGACGCTGTTCCGGAAGCATTATGGTGGACGTTCTCTGCGGGGTATTTGGGCTACACCACCGCTCGTACTTACGAAAAGAAGACGGGCGTAGGAAAATAGAATGGCACTTAAAAAACTTAAATTTGTAGCTGGAATTGTCCGCGATCAAACTAACTATTCTACCGAAGGCGGATGGTTTTCTGGTAATAAGGTCCGGTTTCTATCTGGATTTCCCCAAAAAATTGGCGGGTGGTTCCGTTATACCGCCGCGACCGTAGTTGGAGTGTGTCGGTCTCTGTTTAATTGGGTTGTCCCCCAAGGGTACAATCTTGTCGGAATGGGGACCAGCTCTAAGATTTACGTCGAAAGCGGCGCGTATCCGTACGACATTACTCCAGTAGACCGCACTTCCGTCACTCCCGCTACGGATAATTGTTTTACCACGACGTCTACTTCAAAGACTCTTACGGTCACTATTACTTCTCATGGAGCGAATCCGGGCGATTACATCACGTTTAGTGGCGCGGGCACCTACACTACTGCTATTAATTGGCTTGATACTACCAACGCTTCTACGACTGTTACTGTAAATATAACTTCTCATGGGTTGATTACGGGCAACTCCGTAACCATAAGTGGGGTGGTGGGGACACTCAACAATATCCCAGACACTGATCTAAACAAGACTCACACCGTAGCTTCTACGCCGACTGCGGATACGTTTACGATTGTTGTAGATACTGCGGCTAACGCAACGGGGTCTGTAGGGTCTGCGGGGGTTACAGTTACTGCTTCTCACATTGGTGGGATCCCCTATACCGAGATAAATACAGAATTTATAATACTCACAGTTCCCGCGTCGAATATTTTCACTATTGAGGTATCTACGACCGCCGCCACGGCGTCTGTTACAGCGGGGGGTACTGGAATTTCTGCGGCATTTCAACTTCCTATCGGAGATGGTTATGCGGTGGCAGGGTATGGGTGGGGCGCTCCTCCTTGGGGCGGGAGTACTAGCCCTGCTACTGGTTGGGGTGTGGGTGCTCTTACGCCTATATATTCTGAAATCCGGCTGATCTACTTCGACAAGTACTACGAGAGCCTGCTGTTCAACGTACGGTACGGAGACATTTATATCTGGCCGTTCAACTCCCTGTTTAATACCCGTGCGACGCTATTGAGCGCCGAACCGGGGGCAACCGCTGCACCCGATTTTCCTCGTGAAGTAACGCAGATTCTGTTTGATAGCGCGCACAGCGTACTATTTGCGTTTGGTTGCACTCCGTATGGGGGCGGGGACAGAGATCCTCTCCAAGTTCGCTGGGCAAGTCAGCTTAACTACGTCATCTGGGACATCTCACTTAACGCAACTACAGAAAACACAAGTGGGGGGTTCAATATTCAGAGTGGGTTTAACATCTTGAAAGCGGTTAATACTACAAATGAAATCGTAGTATTTACTGAAACTTCGCTTACTTCTATAAAGTATACCGGAGACATAGACGAGCTGTACTCACAGTCGCTTATCAGCGCGAACATATCTTTGATAGGACCCAACACCGTAATAGCCATCAACAATACGGTTTTTTGGATGGGGCTAGACAGGTTCTACCAGTATGATGGGACTATAAGGAATGTATCCTGCACCCTGCGGCAGCATGTTTTTGATAATTTAAACAAGCAGCAGGCTGACCAATTTTTTGTCGGAGCTAACGATAAATATGGCGAGATTTGGTGGTTTTATTGCTCGGCTGGCAGCGAACTTATTGATAGTTATGTAGTATATAACTATTTTGAAAATATATGGTACTACGGGAATTGTGATGACGGCATGATTCGTACTGCTTGGTCAGATTCTCCGCTTAGGGACTATCCTCAGGCAGCTAACCCGGTCGATGGGCTTCTATATAACCACGAGTATGGGGTAGACGCGGGCACCTCTGACCCTAACGCATCCCTTCCGATTAACTCTTACATTGAGTCGGCGGACATAGGGATGGACAACGGGGATTCTTTTATTCTTGTTAGGAGGTTACTTCCTGATATTAGTTTTTCTGGGTCTACTAGCGTTTCTCCTACTGTAGATCTTACGTTGACCCCCCGTAATTTCCCCGGCGCGGCGTACATGACCACGAACCAAGAAAACCAAAATCTAGATCGAGCGGTAATTCGGTCTACTACAGTTCCAGTGGAGCAGTACACAGAACAAGTATTTCTACGCGCCCGCGCCCGTCAAATGGGGTTTAAGATTTCGTCTGATTCCTTAGGAGTGTCTTGGCAACTAGGTACTCCCCGTATGGACGTACGTACTGACGGTACTAGGGGGTAGTTGTGGCGTTTGACAAATTCGTATCCCCCGTCCTTCCTGTTCCTCCTAAAGAATACAGTTACTCTTACTTTAGTCAGTTTGTAAGAGCAGTTACTACGTTTATGAAAATAAACGACGCTAGGACGGGGATAAACGCCACAAGTTTAACAGGAAATATATTAAAGACCCCTGTAGGGGAATACACCGCTGTTAACGGTAGTAATGACGATATAGGCCCTCCCCTCGCTACTTTTGTTCGTATCTCCGGGCCGACCAGCGCGTTCACTATCACAGGAGTCGCCTCTGCGGCTAGAGGAATTCCGGACGGTAGATTGCTGTATTTGTTCAACTCAACAGCGCAGAATATGACGGTAGCAAACGAGAGCGCCAGCAGTACCGCTGAGAACAGAATTATTACGGGTTCAGGGGCGGACGTAGTGACGACGGGTACAGGTACCATCCAGATGATCTACTCCTCACCTGACTCCCGGTGGGTTGTGATAGCTACCCAACCTTGACCCATGTTAAAAATAGAGGTTGGCCCTCACGTTGTCGATTTCGTCATAGACCGCGTTTGTGGCGGGATCTCTCTTGGGCACGGAACGGGAATTGGTACTTCCCGGGACGGGGTACTTGTTGGTGGGTGCGTCTACTACACTTGGAACCATAGAAATGTGTTCATGCACTCCGCAGCAGATGACTCAAGATGGTTGAACAGAACATATCTACATTACTTATTTGATTACGCTTTTAACGTTTGTAATGTGGAAAGAATAACGGGGTTAGTAGACGAAGACAATATTCACGCACAACAATTCAATAATCGAATTGGATTTGAGCTAGAAACACGTATGAAGAACGCCTGCCCGAGTGGCGACATTCTAGTTTATGTAATGTATAAAGATGATTGTAAATGGATCAGTGAGGCCCGACATGCAACACAGTAATTTGGCTAAAGGTATCGCGGCGTTGGGGCGTGGGGAGGACTCTATGCTTGTGCATATGACTCCCAAAGAAGTGCAGAGTTTGCAGACTATCGCGATGGCCCACGGAGGCTCTCTGACAGTTAACCCGCAGACAGGTCTCCCAGAAGCCGGATTTCTGAGTAACATTCTTCCAATGTTGGCTGGGGGACTGGGTACGCTTCTCACTGGCGGCGCAATTAACCCGCTTACCATGGGGCTGCTTACTGGCGCGGGCACTGGACTTGCTACCGGCGACCTCAAGAAAGGACTTCTTGCTGGACTGGGAGGGTTCGGCGGCGCGTCTCTCGCTTCAGGTCTGGCGGGAATGGGCGCTGGTGCTGGCGCTAACGCCGCTGCACCTATTACATCGGGCACGGCTGCACCTCTTACATCTGTTACACCGGGGACTGTTGCTGGAACTGCCGCGCCCATTTCATCTCCTACCGCCGCTTCTCTTGGTTCTACTGGCTCTCTTGGCTCTATTGGTACTTCCGCGACGAATCCTGCCGCCGCTTCCCTGCTATCTCCATCATCAACTGGATTGACGGCTGGAACCTCTAATTTTGGATCCAATTTCGCCAACGTCGGGCAAGGTACCAAGAATTTGTTCACCGAAGGTATGTCAGGCTTTGACCCTTCCGGATATGGCACGGATTTCATGGGCACGGGTGCTCCGGCTTTAGGTATTTCCGCCGCTGCATCGGCTGCGCCTTTCTTGGATTTCGGAATGCAGGGAGGTATGCCTCCTGAAGGCATGGGCGACGATGACATGGAACCCCGAGAATATGAGTTAAGAGACGAAGGGTATGATAAATACGACCCGCGTAACTTTGATGTTGGAGGGTCTAGGAATTGGTACAAGAATCAACGTATGGTCCGTGTCGCAGCAGAGGGTGGGGTCATGACTTCCACGCCGACTCCGACTCCGACTGCTCCGGTAAAACCGAAGTTTTTGGGAGCCCCGGCGAAGAACATGCCTGCTGGGTTCTATAACATTCGCCCTAAATACTTCAATTTTTACGCTAACCGTAAACAGCAGGATTACCCCGGTTACGGCATTTACACTCCGGGTAGCCCCGCACTGCGGTCATGGCAGAACAAGCAGGGTCAGTCGATGATTGGAATCAGGAACCAAGGAAACGTCATTTTTGGTAGAAACCAGACATCTTCTCCGTTTGGGCAAGAGATGCTGCGACGCGGGTCTTCCGGGCTGAATTATCAGTTCCCCTATGAGGGTGGCATGCAGCCCTATGGCTACATCCCCCCGGATGTAACGCGCCAGCAGTACAACCAGAAGATGCGGGAAATTGCGCGGAGCTTCATGGGTACCCCCAACGCTTTTATGGCGTACTACAACCCTGAACTTACACCTTCGTTCGCCTCGGGTGGGCTGGCTTCCTTCGCCGCTGGTGGACGCCCGGGTGTAACACAGCAGGGTGGGTATCTCGACGGCCCCGGTGACGGTATGAGTGACTCAATTCCTGCAAGTATCGCTAATAAGCAGCCTGCCCGGTTGGCTGACGGAGAGTTCGTGGTCCCTGCGGATGTGGTCTCCCATCTTGGGAACGGCTCAAGTAAGGCTGGTGCTAAGCATCTTTATTCGATGATGGACCGTGTGCGTGGGGCAAGAACTGGTAATACGCAGCAGGGCAAACAGATCAATCCGAGTAAGTTCCTTGCATGAGTTTGTACGTAGTTCCAGAAGAGCAGGTAGATGAACTATGGCCCTTGCTCGCTTCGTTTCTAAAGCCATCACTAGATGTAGCAGGGGAAATATATCTAGAAAACTTATACGACGAAGTTAAGCAAGGATACGTATTATTGTGGGTAGGGTATTCCGAAGAACTTGGGATTTATGGATCGGCGATAACTCAAGTAATTCAACACCCAAAAAGAAAAGTTTTTTTGATAAAGTATTTAGGGACTAAAACAGGCGCAATGAATCCGGTACTAGACACAGCTATGTCTATATTTCGTAGATTTGCTACTGAATTAGAATGCGATGTTATTCAGTTATACGGGCGTAAAGGATGGGTCGATGTGCTCAAGCCTTATGGGTATACGCCGGTACGATATATCTGCGAATTAGATTTGAAAGGATAACCTATGAGTAGCGGCGGCGGTTCATCACAACCTACTAGCACTACGGTTCAGAACACCAATATCCCCGAATATCTTCAGGGGCCGATACTTGATATAGCGGGGAAGGCAAAAGCTATATATGACGCGCCAGTCAAAGGGTATGAAGAAGGCGTACCTATTAACCAGCGCATAGGGCGTGTTGCTGGATTCGACCCCGCACAAGAAGCCGCTTTCCGTGGGATAGCTTCCATGGGTATGCCGCAAGGGTTTCAGGATGCGAACCGCGCACTAGATGTGTCGCAGAGGCGAATTACTGGGATGCAGGACCCCGCTGCGTATAACGAGGCCCAGCAAGCGTACAACCAAGCACAGGCGGGTGTCGCTGGATTGCAAACCCCGCAAGATTTTGACGTTGCTCGGAACATGATGGCCCGAGACGCCGATTTTGACACTCAACGATTTGGTGCTGAACAGGCTGCGTATTACATGAACCCGTATGTTAATCAGGTTCTCAACGTTTCCGCACGTCAGGCGACTGAGGCTTCCGCGCGCGAGGCCGCTAGATTGGCGGCTAGATCTGCGTCTCTGGGGACTTATGGGGGGTATGGGCAGAACGTCGCTGAAGCTATTCGGCAAAGAACTTTGTCGCAAGATATTGGGGATCTCTACACCAAAGGACTTGGTGAAGCCTATGATAAAGCCGCTGCCCTGTATGGTGAGGATGAGGCGCGTAGGCTTTCCGCTGCGGAATTCCGCCGTAAAGGAGCCACAACCCTAGCTGATCTTGGGAAGCTACAGCAAGATACGGATTTGGCGAGGTATGCCGCACTGCAAGAAGCCGGAGCTAAGCAGCAGGGGTTGGGTACAGCCCGTCAAGAGATGGCGCTTAGGCGCGCAGACGCTCTCCGCACTATGGGGCTTAGTCAGGCTGAAGTGGCAGGGGCAAGGCAGGAAGCTAATCTCAAACGGCTTACGGCGAAGTCTGAAGTCGGTAAGCAGCGGCAAGCCTTGGAGCAGTATAAGAAGGATGTCGCGTACCAAGACTATCTGCGCCAGCGTGACCTCCCAATGGAAAAACTCGCGTTTTATTCCAATATCATCAGAGGGTTAACGCCGACTATACCTACTAGCACCGCGGTGTACGGAGCACAGCCGTCCCCTGCTAGTGTCGCGCTAAGTGCGGGGCTTAGTGGGTTAGGGTTGTATAACCAGCTAAACAGCAAATCCTAAGAGGATTTAATTCATGGCTATCGCTAAGCGATATGAAGAGTATGTGAAAACGGCGAAACAAGCCGCGTACGGTTTACCTCCTGAGGAAGCCGTTCAAAAAGTCATGAGTCTCTCTAAATCCGGGATACCAGAAATAGTTTTGCTGGGAGTGGTGGGAGAAATCATGAACTCCAACAAACCCCCTGCGCAAGCTCCTCAAGGCACCGTAAAAGATAAGATTCTTGCCGCAGCCGCGCCCCAGCAGCAGGGGGGGCCTCAAGGTATGCCCCAAGGTATGCCGCAACCGGGGGTTCCTCCGCAGGAGATGCCCCAGCAGGCTATGCCGCCGATGCCAGAAGGTCTCCCGCCGATGCCGCCTCAGGGCATGGCTGAAGGTGGGTCCGTGAATGACTACGGTGTTGCCAGCCTCCCCGGTGAACGAGGAGATGAGTACGCTATAGACCAAGGTCTTGGGAGTTTGTCGGCGAATATCGACTACGCGGGTGGCGGCATTGTGTCGTTTGCCGAAGGTGGGCGGAGTAATGCTCAAGAGATTTTGAGGAAAGGACTGCGGGATCCGTATCAAGATGAAGGGTACAGTCGGCAGGTTCAAGAAGCTCTGTATGGGGCCACCGGAGGAGATAGAGGGCGTCTAGCTCGGGAAGACGGCTCACTTCGGGCGGACCTCCGCCGCGCTGGGGATGATGAAGAAGCTCTAAAAGACGCCATGAATATGCTTACTCGGGATGAAATTTTTGCTGCTAGGGGCTTATCGTCTCCCGGACATATTTCCCGAGATATGATGCAAGATCCTACTTCCTTTAACTTGTTTACCGAGCCTCTGACAGGTGATATGGGCGCGGAAGAATTCAGATCGGTCGCTGGCGGGCCGAGCCGCTGGTACAGAAACCCCTCTTTGCCCAAGGGACCTGTAAAACCCGCTGCGCTTGAAGAGCCCAATCCTGACGATACCTATATGTCAGAAATTGACGCCATGTTTAAGCAAGGACCGGCGGGGCTAGGCCGCGTCAGTATTCCTAAGGTAACGGAGGAAGAATACCCAGACGCTATGCAAATTGAGCGGACTCCAGAATTCAACTTGGAGCAACGTCTCGCTCAAGAAGCGGAAGCGAACAAAGCCTATGGAGTGAATCCAAATCTACTGGCAGAGCAGCAGACTGCATTAAACGAAGATCTCACAGCACTCCAAGGACGGGCTAAGCAGGCTACATGGGCTTCTCTTGGTAAACGCGCTGCGGGTGCTTGGGATGTACAGCCCGGACAGGGCGCACCTACACTAATGGGGGGCCTTGCAAATCTGTTTGGTGGGATGTCAGAAGACCTCGAAGCCTCCAATGCTACCGTACGCGCCGAGAAGCGAGAGATACAGCGGTACCAGAGGGAGCTTGCTAGAGCCGACAATCTGGAACGTAAAGGTCAGGCGGCTAAGGCACAGGAAGCCCGTCTCCAGAACGAAATCACTCACCGTAACGAGGAGAACAGGCAAAGGGAGTTGAACCAAGCTGAAAAGATGGGCCTGTTCACGCTCAATCAGAGTAGAGAAGATAACGAGCGCGCAGCCAATCTGGAGATAGACATCGCCAATATGAAAGAGCAGGGTGCGTTTAATCGTGCGGCTCTTACAGCGCGTAGCGGCGCTATGGGGAACATCTACGAGCTTCAGAAGATGATGCTTGATCTTGAAAAACAAGGTCTAGTTAAACCCGGAGAGGGTAGGCAGATATTTGAACAAGTCTATAGCGATCCTCAACTACGGCCTGCGGCGGAAGCGGCGCTAGAAGCGCAAGGTAAATTAGATGACGCCACTGAATCGCAAATTTCAGAAGCTATGGACACTATAGCAAAGCAAAGAGTGGCGGGGATAATAGATTCACTGATGTCAAATCAGGAGACCCAAATTGGCGGTATTCGCGAACGAATATTTGGTAACAGCGGGTTCCAGTACAGACCGGATTCTGGTGGGTTGTAAATGCCGAAGTACATAGTCACGACTCCCTTTGGGAAGCAGTATTCCGTCGTCGGACCAGAAAACTTTACTGGGAATGACGCGGTTGCCTATGTACAGAAACAGCTCGGTATGTACCAACCTCCTGCCGAAGAGGGGGCCGAGGAAGACGATATTTATACCCGAACAGGTATACCGCAGGGGCGTTCGATAGAAGACATCGCTGCGGGGATTGAACTTGACCGGTCTCCGATGGAAGCATTGAGTGCGGGGCTTGGTCGTAGTTTCTCGCGTATGGGATCTACGATCACCGACATCATCCCCAGTCTGGCTGGGTCTGCTATTGGCGCAGATGACTACGCTAGGCAACAGTTGGAAGAAGCTGCCGCTAAAGAAGCGGCGTTGCAGCAAAGAAACCCCACACAGTTCCAGAGCTTCAGAGATGTAGAAAATCTCGGTGATGTACTGCCATTCCTTTTCGAAACACTTGGCGAACAAGGCGCAAACATAGCGTCTACGATTGGTACCGGTGGCGTCGGCGCAATAGCTGGAAGAACGCTGGCAAAGCGAGCGGCGCAGAAACAACTGGATGAACTCGTTGCCGCACAGGTAGCCCGAAAGACCGCTGAAGCCAGAGCCAAGGCACTCCCTACTAGCGTACCGATCAGACAGGAAGCCGCCGAGGCTGCTGTTGCGCGACGTGCTCCAAGTTTCTTAGGTGCTGCTGCGTCTCAAGGCGCTGAAACCGGGGCTATTGCCGGTACCTACGCTGGAGGTCTTGGGCTTAGTGCGCCTGAAATTTTCCAGAACATCTATGAGAACACCGGGGAACTTGCCCCTGCCGCTGCTGTTTTGGGTGGTGGGTTCGCCGCTGCGCTGGATTCTATTCTGCCGTTGCAGGTACTGAAGGCGTTCAAGTCCAAGCCCGTATCGTTTCAAGCGGAAGTCATCAAGAAGATTGGTGAACGTAAGCAGCTTAATTCTTTAGTCGCCGACCTTGCTGGTAGAACAGCGTTAGGTATTGGTAAAGGCGTAGCAACTGAAGCCGCGACTGAAGCCGCGCAGGAAGCGGTCAGCATCGCCGCCGAGAACTTTGTGCGTGAAGGCGATGACATCTGGGGGTCCAAAGAGTTCGACCGTATTCTAGAGTCGGCGGTGCGTGGTGGTATTGCGGGTGGCGCATTCGGTGCAGTCCCCGGGTTTAGTGATGCCTTGCGTACTCGCGCGATTGAGAAAGAAGAGTTCGCACGCCGGGAACCTCCTCCGGAATCTGCGCCGGGAGCCCCCGTTACTGGAGAAGATATAGATGAAACCCTTCCTCCTGCTATTGACGCCGGTCCTATTGCTGAGCGGAGTGCTCTTACTCCTGTCCCTGTTCCTCCTCCTGTTGGGGGTGGACTGGGTAGCACAGATGTTCCCCCGATTCTTCCCGGGCTTAACGAAGAAGTTGCACCGGAAGTCCGCGATGTAGAGCTAACTGCGGAAGATTTTGTGGAATTAGGGCGTCAAGGAGAAGAACAAAGTAATTTGCAGGAGACGGAGCTTGAAGGAGCTGAAGACGCCGCTACCGTAGCTGACCAAGATATTCAAGAAGAGGTGGCTAAAGCCGTTGCTAAAGGTAAGCCTGCGCCGGGAGAGCCCGTAGTCGTTGCGCCTCCTGAAACACCTATCGCACCAGAAATCCCAGTCGAAACGGAGGCTCCGAAACTTCTGACTCGCGATATGTTGGTGTCGGATTTCAAGTTCAGTCCAAAAAGCAAAGTAGTAGAGGTACTAGCCGATAAGCCGTACGAGACGCCGGAGCAGGTAGCTAAACTGCGTTCTTTGACTGAAGAAAACATAAAGAACCCAAATCAGAAGAAGAGAGTTCTGTCTGCTTTGAGTTCTTTGGCCCCGGAAAGAGAACTTCGTCCTATACCTGAAGGCATAAGCGCACCTGAGCTTATTCCGGTTATCGAGCAGGACAAAAACGCTTACACCGCAATAGAACGTGTTGCCGGAAGGAACGCGGCTATAGCTCAACTTCTTGGGGATAAGCACGTAGGAAAATTACCAGAGAAAGAAGCGCTCCCTTACTCTGGTCCTACCGAACAAGCTCAATTTGAGGCAACGTTGACCGATGTTGAGAAGGCTTCCGTACGAGAACGGCTCAAGGGGCTGCGTGCCGCAGACCGACGTAGAGAGCGCGTTGTAGCAGAGAAAGAGGCGCGAGTTGAAGCGGCCACCCCAGAAGCACAGGAAGAACTTACTGAAGTCACGGGAGAGGGTGGGGCGTTTGAGACTCTTACGGTTCCTGATATAGAAAAAGTTACCGGTAGACGCGCGGAATATGAACGGCTTCGAGAGGATGCTGAAAGCCTAGTGGGTAATATCCCCAAGGGCGAAGATCCGATGCAGTATCTTACTGTAGCGGAAAAGGCCATCCCCGACCTTAAAGAACGCGCGCCTGTATCCCGGTTCAAGAATTTTTTGAAAAAACCGGAAAACGAAGAGTTTCTTGACGAATTGCAGCGGGGTTTTGCCGAAGCCCCCGCAGAGGAAAAGATTAAGGCGACTACGCCCGCCAAGGCACGTGAAGTCATAAAAGGTTTCTTGGGTAGAGAGCCAGAGAACGAAGACATCCGTATAACGACTACGCCTAGAGCGGCGGGGATGAAAGGCGTTCCTCAGAGGGCGATGGCTGTTGCAGAAGTCGGTGGTAAGAAAGCGGCGCTCTTTACCAAGCGTATTCCCAAGGGGAAAGAGATCAGTGTCTTCATGCACGAAGTCGGCGCACATGTCGGCATGGAGCGGCTTGTAGGGAAGACAAACTACAAGTATCTGATAGATAAAGTCCGTGAGTGGGGCAGTGGCAAGGGCCGCGAGCTGGAAGTTTCTATTGCTAAAGCGGCTCTAGCGCGCATCCCCGCAAACACACGCTCGGAAATTCAGGGCGATGAAGCGATTGCATACTTCGTGTCTGAAGCGGTAGAACGCGGGATCAGCCCGAAAGCCATTGCCAAGGTCAACACCCCGCTGGGTACGTTCTTCCGATACATCATGGATGGAGTTAAAGCCATCCTCAACCGGTTGGGTATTCCAAACTATGAACCCACCACACAAGACATCGTGGACATCGCTTACGGTGCGGCGCAGCTTACCTACAAGCGTGCGGATGACGCAAAGGCTCAAACAGCGGCCCCCACAAAAGATAAAAAAGTAGAGGAAGCTAAACCCACAGGGTACATGACGGCGACGGATGAGGAGCTGAGTGACGCTCGGTACACCCCGCCGACTATGCCGATGGCCCGGAGGATGCTGGAGTGGGTTGATAAGAAGATTGAATCGCTGCCTGTAGCCAAACCGCAGCTTGAGTTTGCACGAGACGTGCTTGAGGGGCTGTCTCGGTTTGCCAAGCAAGCATACCTGAGCTTGCTCAGTGTCACGCAGATCGCCGAGATTGTAGAGAAGTACAGCCCCGTGCTTTCTTCCGCGCTTAAATCTATCAACAACATTGCCGCTGCGCGTGACGTAAACGTCGCTAATCGTAAGCAGAAGATAGAGAAGTTTATTCTCACGGCGAGAAAAGTCACGGCTAAGTACGACCCTAGAGTCGTAAGAAAACTCTTCGACTTCATGCACGAGTCGTCAATCGAGCAGGTCAAGTTCGACATCGACAAGCGGTACGCTGCGGCTAAGGCCGCAAACGACAAAGCGTTGATGAAAGAGCTGGAAGAAGATTACGACCGCGTGCAGAACGACCCCGAACTGAAGAAGTTGTTCGACGAATTCCAAGAATTTGAAAAGAAGTATCCTGAACTCGCCAAGCTCTACTACGATCTGAGGAACGAGTACAGGCAGCTATCCGAAGAATTTATGGACGCGCTGAATAAGCCGGAGCTGCTTGGCAGTGCCGGTAAGACTCTGAACGAGTTGATGAAGAAGCGGATTGATCCGTACTTCCCGCTGTATCGCCGAGGAGATTTCTGGGTACGGTACGTAGCTCCGGACGGTAAGGAAGGAGTCTCCGCGTTTGAGACTGCCGCCGAAGCACGTAAGTTTGTGCGGTTCTTGAAGCAGGATGGAGTGCAAGACAAAGACATCAAAGAGTACATCAAGCCGACCGAAGCCCAACTTGAGTCGATGATGCCGCTCAAGGAGATGCAAGCCGTCATCAAGGTACTTAAGGAAAAGTTGAAATCTAGTAGTGCTCCGTCTGACCCGATGACTAAATCTCGCGATGAGGTCATGGAGGGAATCTATTCCATATATCTGGATATGTTCTCCAACCAGTCGGTGATGCAATCATTCAAGCGCCGAGAAGGTTACGCCGGGTACCGTAATGACGCGCTGGCGAACTTCGCCGACGTGGGCACCCGTATGGCTATCAACATCGAGCAGTTTAATTCTGTCAGAAAGTTGGACGAAACTATAACCAAGGCAAAGGCTGCGGCGAAAGATTTGCCTCAGGAATGGTCCGAGGCAGTAGAGGCTACGATCAACAGGAGCGAGGGATTCTGGAAGAACCCTATACAGAAGACCAAGATGGGCAGATTCGCTTCCGCTGCGGGCCATAATGCTTATCGTTGGTTCATTCTTGGAAATGTGTCGTCGGCGATCATCAACATCACGCAGCTTCCGATTGTGGTAGCGCCGTTGCTCGGCGGGAAGTTCGGGTGGGGTGCGACTATCTCTGCGATGAACGAAGCCAGCAAGATGTACTTTGCTGGGGGGCAGGATACGAACTCCTCCTTCGATGTATTTGGTCTGAATTTGTCTGATAAGTCGTTTGCGGGCAAGAAGGCTAAGCTGGATCCTGAGTACGAGAAGCTCTATTACAACGCGGTACAGCGGGGCGCTGTCCGTCGTTCGACTGGGCAGGACTTGATGGAGATGCGTAACCTTGGTGTCTCAGATCCTGAAAACAAACTGAAATATAAGATGGCAAAAGCGGAACAGGCTCTGGGATGGGCGTTCCAGAACGCCGAGCGGTACAACCGTGAAGTCACTCTACTTGCTGCATACAAATTGGCTAGAAAGAGTGGGATGTCGGAATCTAAAGCCACCGACTATGCCTTGGATCTGATTGAATTTGCGCATGGTAACGCCATGTCCGAGTTGGGGCCTCAGTTATTCCAGACTGGACCCGGAAAAGTCTTTGGGGTGTTCAAGCGGTTTGCGCTCAATCAGATCTACTTGCAGTGCAAGTTGTTCAAGACGGTGTTTGCAGGGGCGGACAAAGAAACCAAAAAGTTGGCAGCAAAGCAGTTCATGGGAATCAACGCCATGGCCTATGCTTTCGCGGGGGCTAAAGGTATGCCGATCTTCGGCGGTATCAACTTGATGGCGTCTCTCTTGACTGGGATGTTCGGAGACGAGGATGAGCCGTTCGACTTCGATAAATGGGCAGAGGCTACCTTCGGTGCCGCAGGCTACCGTGGCCCTATAGGCGCGTTACTTAATTTGAATCTTGGTACTCGCACGGGTTTCGGAGATTTGCTCTGGCGTCCCGACGAAAAGCGGCTGGCGGAAATTGGACTCTCTACGTACATCTTAGAGCAGGGAGGTGGCCCGGCACTCAGCATCGTGAACAATATCGTCAAAGGTTCACAGCAGGTAATCGAAGGCGACACCATGAAGGGGCTAGAAACCATGACCCCTTCTATGGCAAAAAGCGTACTCAGGTCTGTCCGGTTTGCTACCGAAGGAGTTGTTAACTCTAAGGGGTATAAGATCGTGGACGACCCCAGTGCTTACGGTGTCTTCATGTCTCTTGTCGGTTTCTCTCCGAATGACGTGAACGATGCCTACTCTAAGATCGCCATAATGAAAGACTTCGAGCGTAAGTCGCAGGAGCGCCGCAACGGGCTGCTGGATGATTTGTGGGGTGCGAGACAAGCGGGCGATACGGACGGAATTCGGGAGATCAACAAAGAAATCTACGACTTCAATCGTTCCAAGCTGGGTCGCAGCAACCCTATTACTCCCGAGACCAAAGAAAAGTCGTATGACATGCGCAAGCAGCGTGAACGGGAAGCAATCTTCGGAGCGTCCTTCAATCCGAAACTTCTGAAGGCGGCGATGATGGAGGCTGGTCTTGGGGCTCCTTGACGCGCCAGACTCTTATCCCACGGATGTTGTCTTCAACTGAGAATCGGATGACAACGGGTATTCCGCGCTCTTCGCACTCGTGGAATACCACTTCACGCGCAGCTTCCCAGTCCAAGCAGGGTATAAAGAAAGAGGAGTAAGGCTTGAACTCACTCCATTTAACCTCGAACTCAATCCCGTGAATTATCATTTGTAGCCGCCACTGTCTCTATAAGGTCGTCTAATCCCAAGATAGTCTCATCCATCGTGAACAGATAAGCGTTGACTGGCGGACCCGCCAGCTTGGTGCCTTTGTTCATCCGCTTCTTCACCTCACCAAGAAATACCCCCTCAGTCTTCAGTACACGGAGCATGTCCCGGAGGATGAGCTGGCCGCTGGCGCAATACTCTCGGAGCGGCTTCGTTGCTATGAACATACGCGAAGTATCCGGCTCAATGCGGATGATCAGCTTGTCCCTCGGATAAATGTCGGGCATCGGCTGTCCTGAATTCACCGGCCCGTTGATGACGAGGATGCTGCTCAAGTTCTGGTTGATGAAGTCGCCAAGGTTCTCTTTGTATGTCGCTCGGCTCTGCGTGAGCATGTTCTTGTTCTCGGGCACCAGATTGTCGATAGCCCACTGCATGACTCGTTTGTAGTCTATGTCGTGCAGCCCCAGCTTGTGAGCGATGATTGCCGCCGTGAACGCGCAGGCATAGCCTGCCGAGTAGTACCGCTCGCGATTGGTGAACTGGGCCATGGCATCGAACTCTGCCCGAGTTTTCTCGTACAGCTTTATAACTTCAGCTTTGTGCTTGACGCAGTACTGTAGGAACACCACCCCTGCAATACCGTAGTTGCGCATGAGCTGGCCTTCAAACAACTGATAGGCTTCGTCTTTGGTCAGGTTGTCTGTCGTATCAATCTGATACTCGATGATTCGCGCCGTCTCACCTGTGGATGAAACTTTTACTGCACCAATCTTCTCTATCAGAGAGGAGTTGCTGGAAGAGATGCTGATGGTAGACCACGTAGTGTCGTTCTTACGCTCCATGTTGGCCTGAGCCTGCATACGCCCCGGACCCCTGCCGTTCGACACGCCGTAGCTGTAGATGGAAACGTCCTCCCCCCGCATGTTGGTCAGCTCATCGTTCGTAACTGGTAAGTTGTTGCTCACCCCCAGACGGAACATCTTGTGCGCGAGCGTATCCCGCTCCTGACCCATGAGGTCAGTGGGGTGCCCGTAGATGCTGTTGATAACCTTGAGGATCGTACTCTTCCCGGTGCCTGACTCTCTGTTGAGCAAGTTCACCATAAGGCCGTTGTAACCTGTGAACTTCATCAAGGGTGCCCCGAGTCCGAAAAAGATAGCCATCGCATGTGGCTCGAACCCCGGCAGGTTGTAGGTATTAACGACCTGCTTCCACTCGACCAGCTCACCTTTCTCGTGCATCAACTTGGCATACGGCGCTGTCACTTCTGAAGGCGGGCTGTAACGAACTTCGTCGGCGTGGATCTCCTTGGTACCTAAAACGAACTTGGAGTCGTCGTCCACCCATCCGAACTGAGTACGCAGAATCTCCGCTTCCTGCGCATGTTGTTGCTGCTTCGCACAATAGATAAGGTAGTTTTGAATCGCGACGAACGACTTACCACCACTGATTACTCCATAGGATGCGAGCAGCTTCCGAAGCTCCTCCGTAGAAGTCAGGGTAGAGAGCGGGATGATGATTTCCTTCGGCGTATCTTTTGGTAGATGCAGTTTGGCCAGCACGAGGTCTCCCCGTACCGGGTCGTGCATACGCTTTATGAGATACAAGTCGTTCTCGTAAATCAGGATAGAGTCGTCGTCGGTCTTGCAGTAGATGCCCCGGTTCTTCGCACGGAAGTAGGGTGCCGGTATCTCCGGTACCGTGTACTCCATGGTCTTGCCCGTAGGGTCTGTCAACAGAACCGTCTCACCTTCCTCCGCTTCAAGCACTTCTATGCCCAGCCTGATGGGAGAATTGAGAACCTTACGGTGTGCACAATTTCTACAGCCTTGAGGGTTGAGTCCTTCAAAAGATTTGCAGGTGTAGGGGCCGACAATCCCCTCTGCTTTCCGCACAGCAACGTCGTAATCGTAGTCGCTGCGTCCTTCCGACACGATCCCAATCGCTACGTCCGAGTCCACACAGAACTTGGCGATGGACAGACCAGCACGCCACAAAGGTTCAACCCGCTCGTGCGGGCGCTCTATGATGTACTGAATCTGCGCACAACCAAGCCCGTCGGCGGTCTTCTGCAAGATGGTGCTGAACCGGAAAATCTGGTTCTGTTGCAGGCTCTTCTGAAGTTCCGACGGCTCGTCCGAGATGTAATCAGGCTTCTCTGGAAGAGCGGGCACCACTCCCATACAAGATTTATGTTTCTCGTAGGTAGTAGTCTCGCCTTCCAGCAGCACCACAACATCTAACGGCGGGTCTACTTTGTAGTTCTTGGAACCCGGCAGTCGGAGAATCCGCGCCGCATCCGCCGTCACGCTGGGGTCAGCGTAGAGTCCATCCTGCCGACACAGCGCCTTCAACTGCTCCGCGACTAGGGTCCATTCCTCCCTTCCAACGTCTTCCTCCCACACAAAGTAGACGTGCAGCCCCCTGCCGGAATCGACAATCGTGGGAACAGACAGGTAGTTGTCATTGCAGAACTTGACCAGCGCATTGACCGCAGTCTCTTGGTCGGGGTAGTCCTTCCCCTCACCGCAGTCTATGTCGAGCCACGCCGACTTGAAGTAAGCCGCGTTTTCCTTGACTCGCCCGTTGTTGGTTTCGTATTTGGCACAGGCAAAGTAAGCGTTGTAATCGTCCTGCATGAGACGGTCAGCTACCGCCTCAACTTCATCCAATGACTCTACAAAAATCTGTTTCGTCGGCTTGCCAGACCGTAGCCCGACTATGCAGTACCACCCTTTATCAGACAGTACTTTGGAAAGAAACTCCCGCATACACTTGTCCTGTTGTTATTATTTTGATTTACGGCTGTTAATAAATGACAGGATTTTTCCTTCAAACTTTTGATTTGGGGTGAACTGTCCGATAAACCATGCGTATACCGTTTGTCTGCTTACACCGAAGATCTCCGCCACTTCCGCGACGGAAATCTCCTTGTTGATACACAGCCTACCTAGACGAACCCCAAGACTATTGATCGACGCATTTTTATTTGCGTCGGCGATTCGCTTGCTATAGCCCCGGTTGTCCATGACTTACTCGTCGTCAGTCTGGCGGAACTTACTGATAGCATCAGCCACGCTGGGCTTGGCAGTGGGGGCCTTTTCGGGCTTGGCTGCTCGCACAGTAGGCTCTGCGGGTGCGGCAATCTGAGGGGCTCCTTCCGCCTTCTTCCCCATGGATATGGTGATTGCCATCTTCGCTTCCTGACTCTTGCCATAATCGACAAGCAACGACAGAGCTTCCTTGGGCGGGTAAGCCACAGCAGAGAAGTACAGCTTCGGAGCGTCACTGTCATCGTCGAATCGGATGCGGGTCACGATACGGTCGATGCTCTGGTTCTGCGACGAGATGAACTTGAAGTATTGGTCATAGGGCATGTGGGCAGCATCACCCTTGCCGAACACCGACGTGGCTGGCAACTGGAGCATATACACACCAGAATTCATATCGTCGGCCAACACCACAGCGACACGCTTGCTGAGACGGCACGCCTTGGAGGACCCCTGACCGGAACCCGCGATGTTCTGAGGACACTCGGCGCAGCTCTTGGCCTGCGGATCTTCCACAGAAGGATGCGGCACGCGGCTGTCTGCCGACCAGCACGCTGGCGGAGTAGCTTCGGCCTTCGGGTCATAGGCACCGGGGTAGTACTGACGTGCAGGGTCTTTGGCTACCTGCACGATCACAACATCCATGTAGTCCTTGTCGATGCGTGCGACTTCTTCCTTGCCGACTACGCAGCGGAACTTCCGTCCACGGATAGAGATACGCTTGAGGCTTGACCCCATGTTTTCCATGAGGCTCTTGGTGAGTTCCGACTGCTCCTCGCGGAGATAATCGGGCACGCTAGTCAGGCTGAATTGTACGAGTTCGTTGCTCATTTGTTGGCTCCTTATTTACGCCTTACAGTCACTACAAATTCCCGCTCGATGTTGAGCCCCGGAGGGTGTGCCTCTGGGTTTTCTTCTAGGAATGTCTTCATATTGGATTGATGCAGCCGCTTCTCCAGCAGCTCGAACGCCGCGTTATCCCGGATAAAGTCATACATAGACGGCCAGTCGTTCGTCCAGAACTTGGACTTGACTGTACGAATCACAGTGCCTTTGGACGTGCTGATGCTGCTCGCACCTTGCGCCTTACAGATACTTTGTAGTTCGTCCGAGATAGCGTCTAAGTGCTGAGTGAGTTCGGCTACCTGTTCGTCGGCTTGCCTTTTTACGTCAGCGATCTGGTCCCGTATCTTGATATATGCAGACACGAGATCTTCTGTTGTGAAGTTCTCTTCCATCGTGTGTTCCCGCTTGTAGGGAGGACAACGATACCGCCTTCAGTTCACACTGTCAAGGGGTATTGAGTTCCTGTTTGTAGAGATCGATCAGCTTAGTGTGGTTGAGCAAACGCCCCTGCAATGCGGCGTACACTCTACGCTCAATCTGGCTTCCATGTACATGGACAATCGTCATCGGGTTGGTCTGACCTTTGCGGTCAATACGAGCGTTCGCTTGTAGATATATCTCAGTAGACGTTACCGGAGAGTACCAGATGATAGTGTCAGCAGCGGTCAACGTGATGCCGTGCGCCGCAGCAAGTGGCTGGATGATTAGTACCTTCGGGTCGGTCTTCGTTTGGAAGTCGTGGATGATTGTTCCACGCCGAGCCATAGGGACTTCACCTGAGATGATGTCTAATGAGACGCTCTCACGTGTCAAGAAATCCTTGAGAAGTTGAATCGTATGCCGGTATGGCACGAACACCAGCACCTTGTTGCTGGATTCGTCGATGACTTCCTTGACCACCCGGAGTCGATTGCTTACGTCGAACTCCAGCACGTTCTTGTCGTTGGTGTAGATAGCTCCGCCTGAGATCTGCATGAGCTGGTTGAAGTTTACAGCAGCATTAGCCGACGTAATCTCCTCGTCCCCGGACTGTAGGAGAAACTCCTTCTTCATTATGTCGTAGTACTTTTTCTGCTGCGGGGTCATCGGAGCTTCACGGTCCACGTACGTCACAGCCGGTAGGTCCAAGCACTCTTTCTTCGTGAACCTGATAGCGGGCTGTAACGCGGCATGTACCCGGTCGGCGGCTTCCGGTCTTGGAATCCACTTGAACCGAGTAAGCTGGTACATCACCGACTCTCTAAACGTCGTAGCGAACTTAGGCACGTTGTCTGGCACGCAAATCTTAGCCAACCCGTAAGCATCAAACGGCGACTGCGCAGCGGGGGTGCCGGTCATCATCCATAGCCACGTTCTTGAAGTGACTAAGTTCTTCATAGACTTCCACCGTTTGGTGGACGCGCTCTTGTAGCTGTTGGCCTCGTCAATAATGATGAGGTCGAAGCCCCCTGCCGCAATCTCTTTCTCTACGATGTCTACACCGTCGTAGTTAATCACAACGTAGTCGTAGTCTCCGGCGATGATAGCTTTGCGTTTGTCCCGGTTGCCATGGGCGATACCCACAGTGCGATGCACAGCAAACTTGAACAGGTCCGCTTCCCACGCTGCCTGCATGATGGAGAGCGGGCATACGATCAACACGCGGTTGATGTACCCTTCTTTCATCAGGTAGTCCGACGCCCAGATAGCCGAAGCCGTCTTGCCTGTACCCTGCTCGTTGAAACAAAACCCACGGGAATGCAGCGTCAGAAACTCTGCCGTCGTCTTCTGGTGGGTCATGGGAGGGAACACCCCCGGCCAGTCGTAGTCCCGCATGATCGGCGAAGGCACGTTCTTGATACGCAGTCGGCGTAGCATCTGCGCCTCGGCCAACTCCCACTCAACCGCGACTTCGTGGATGTCTTCTTCTACGTTTACCACTTTGCTATTCGGGATAGCTTCGGTAATACGGTGCGGATTCTTGGTCCGCACAATCAGTTGTTTGTTGTCTACAATTTGCATCGGTCAGTGCGTGATAGTTTTAGGGTCGCCTGAAATTTTCTTAGCCTCAGTAATCGCCAGCCCCATCAACTCAGCGAACTCCGCGCGGCTTTCACATTGGTCAGCGACTATATCTTTGAGGAGCTTTACAGCTTCTACGACATGAGGACTCGGGTTTGCAGGATCGAGCTGTGTTAGATGTCCTAGTGCCAGAGCAACCCGTTCGGTAATTACTAGAAGTTCTGTTTCCAGTACGTCCAGTAGTGATACGACTTCTTTATCTTGTTTAGGCACGTGGTTTCCTCGCTGCTTCAACCTCTTCTTTGAAACGGGGGGAATCTCCATAAGCCACGCCATACGCAAATGCGGTTGTGGCTAGAAATTCTCCCTCAGTGTCACAGCTACTTTGAACCGCGTCGGTAAGTAGCTCTGTAGCCTTGACCAAATGGGCAATTATTTCCTCGTATCGTTCTCCCAATTCATTTTTCTGTTGGAATAAAGTAAGGTGCGCTAACGCCGTAACAGCTTTAATGCCATCAACTACAAATGTATCTGTTGTTTTGATCATCATCGTTTCCTCGTTGGTTTGTTTATCTTTACGGTATGGTCAGAGTTTCGGGAAAAACTCCTGTTCTTGCTTGGCGTAGTGAGTTTCAAGTTCCCTGCACCGTTGCTTCCGCCTTTCGAGAGCGGGGTCACGTGGTCGATGTCCTTGCCCTTTCTATCTACTCCCTTCTTGTCCATCTGATACCTAGCCTGCGCCCGTTTCTTCCTTGTCGGCGCTTCTCCACGTTCCTTCTGTTGCTGATACTCTTTCTTGTATGGCCTCGGCTTGTTGACGTATGGCATTTCAGAACCTCCCGTTATGCTCGCAGTCGGTGACGGGGCACCACTTGCGACAGGTAAAATTAGGGCTCGCGTTCCAGACTCCGGACTCGAATGCCTTATCCAGTCTGGTCGTAGGCACATCCCACTTGTCCCACAATGCGGGGATGTCGTCTCTCTTAAGCTCTACGGAGAGGAACTCCTCAGAGACTACGAACATCAACCCACCCTTTATCTTCTTGATATGGGGAAAGTGAGCGAACGCCGCGAGCGATAGAATTTCCAACTGACTGGGGTCGGCGTAACGTGCGCTCTTCCCAGTCTTGTAGTCCACAATGAACCCTTGGGTTCCATCCTTGGGCATCACCATCAAGTCAGCGATACCTCTCCACCATGCGGCCTTGTCATGGAACCCGCAGGGCTGCTTGTCTTTGGTCAGCCCCATCTCGTACTCGAAGTACTTCTCTCCCTCTATCTCCAGCAGGGCGTCGATGTGTGGCTTTATGAATCCGTACTTCGCGGGAATCGGCGTGCCGTCACGCCCGTAGTCTTCCGCTGCCTTGTGTACTTCTTTACCGTAAATCAGGTGCTCGGCATCTGGCTCGATGATGTCTCGAACTACCTTCAGCCGGTGGTATTTCCTCGGACACTGCTTGAACAGGGAGATAGAAGAGTAGGACCACGTAGTCATCTGGATTTACACGTCGCTTTCTTCTCCGCAGCCCAGCTCTGGAGTAACTGAAGTCTGGTGATCAAGTACCGTACTTCTTCCTCGATGTGCGCGTAGGTCAATTTGCTGTCATCCACCACGCCGTGAAGGCACATGTCCTCCAACTCTTTCAGTGACGCTCGGGCTTCCGTGACGTACTCCGCATAATCATCTATTTCAACACTCACCGTAGCTTCTCCCGATTCCGTATTCGCAGTTTAGTGGAAGCCCCTCGGCCCACGCGGGGGGTCTTCTCATGCAGGATTCTATGTAGTCGGCGGCGGTCTGAGCCTCGTCTTCCGGAACCACGCAGGCTATGGCGTCGTGGACTGTCAGTACTACCTTGTACCGCTTGGCTATCCATGTCATCTGCTCCGCGATGATGCACCGTGCGACGGCCTGACATACGTTCTCTATAACTTTTCCGCCGTAAATCTTCTTCCGGCCAGCCCTCGTAAGGTAAGAAAACTCACCGTTAGAGTCCTTCTCCAAGCCGGAGTAATCCAAATGAAAACCACTGGGAAGTAGGAACCCATGCGGCGTCAATGTCAAGGCCCTCGGGCGAACTCCGATGTCGGTTACTTGATTGTCCATCATGGCTTCCAGACACCCCTGCCCCTGCTTCCACAATGCGGGAATCTGACTGTACGTCGTGCGATACGTATTGATGATGGCGCTCGCCTCCAACTCACTCAGCCATACCCCCGACTGTGCAATCTGCATCTTGAATTTTGCAGCGCCCATGCCGTAACCGCAGCCCAGCACTACCGTCTTACCCATGAACCGTTCTGACGAACTAATGTTGTCCACCGGAGTGTTGTATATCTTTGACGCCATGATTTTGTAGGGGTCGTTCACCATTTCTTCCTTGGAAACCCCCGCCAATATCTCGGCGTTGTTCTTCTCAAACACCTCTACCAAGTCGTCCTGCCCAGCCAGCCATGCCAGCACGCGGGCTTCGATCTGCGAAGAGTCCGAGTCGATTACGACATACCCCTCTGGTGCAACGATGGCTTTCTTCAGAGTGTTAGCGTTGTCTCCACGGCTCGGTAAGTTCTGTAGGTTCACTTTGTCGGAACCACCCCAGCGGCCAGTGTGGGCGGCGTAGTACTTGAGAGGCACCGGCAACGGACCACGCTTGGCTATCTCGATGAACCGCTCCGTGCGCGTCTCCTCCAGCGTAGATTTAACTCCCACTCTCGCTGCCGCCACAGCTTGCACCCTCGGGTCGTCGTGTTCCAGCAGCAACTTGAATTCTGCATCACTTTTTGCGAACGCATAGGTTGACTTTCCCGTAGTAAGGGACACCTTGGTCGGCGGCGTAACACCCAGCGACCTCAGTACATCGGCGAACTGCGGGTTAGACGCCAGCAGCCCCGGATGGAACCCCAGCCCATCCAGCAACTGTTCCTTACGGTCTTTAACTTCCTCCAAGTGCTGCTCCAGCAGAGGGAGATCTAACTCCAGCGCCGGTTCACTAAACATCTTCGTGGTAATGCTGATAACTTCCAGCTCGGTAGAACTCACATGCGGCTCGTATACCCAATACAACTTCCACGTAAGGTCCACGTCGTTGATGCAGTAAGTCCCATATCGTTGCAGGTCGTCTCGGCTGAAGTCCCGTCGGCGTTTCCCGAGTGCGTTGATTACCTCGTCACCCTTGACGCCCAGCCCATGCCGCTCCGCAGCAGTCTTCAAACTGCCACTCACCTCCAGCCCATCTATGGCACGGGCCAGCGCCAACGTATCCACCCAGAAGTACGGCTTTATCCCCAACTTCCACGTCAGAATGGCCGCGTCGAACTGCGCGTTGTGGGCGATACAAATTGAATTAGCCCAGTCGTACTTTTCTGTAAGGACTTCCTTCAGCACGTCCAGCGGCGCAGAGTAGAACTGCGTCACCTCGTCGTTCACCTTGATGCCGACGCCGATGATCTCGAACCGGTCGTCGCGCACATACTCTTCAGTCGTCAGCTTCGTAAGACTGAATTCCCTGTCGTAATAAGTCTCGAAGTCTAATGTTATAAACTGCATTACTTAAACAAAACCTCGTAGATCTTTTGGTGGGTAGCCTTGATGTCGAGCTGTCGCAGTCGGCGACGCAGTACGTAGGATTCAAATCTGGAAAAGATGCCCGACTCGATCAGCATCCGCCAGCGGCGGTCTGGTTCGGCCAGTGATACGGCAGGAGCCCATGGGGGCGGTGAAGTCAGCTTGAACTTGGTAGGGTCTTGGCTCACGTTGGTGGCCAGCACAGGTTGAAAGTGCGTGAAGTCGCTCGGACGGTCTTCCATCCGCTTCAGCACGAGCTTGACCTCCTCGGAACACAAGGAGTAGAGAATTTTATTTAGCATGTTGGTTTCCTTTTTATTATAGGGTAGGGGGGCTCATCACCCCCCATCCCGTCAGGCTTCGTGGATCTCCGCACCGCCCGAAAGCGCGTGCGCCAGACTCTCAGCGTTCTTGGCGTTCACCTCCGCCACGGTGTAGAGAGAGCCTACGGCAAACCGCAGTGCGGCCAGCTTGGACTTGGCCTTCACGTACATCGTCTTGCCTGTCATCTCTTCAGTCACTGAATACAACTTCTTTGCTTGCTCTTTATTAGACACGTATATATCTCCTTTAGCGGATATCCGCTTTGAAATACTAACTCTATTCCGATTTAGAGTCAAGGTTTAATCTCACCCGCCAAGCTCTATTTTTGAGCCCCTTACTTTCTAATGCGTCAGCTTTCTCCATAGCAGCTTCGTATTTTTCCTCGGTATCAAAATACCGACGGTACTCTGGGTGAGAAAATTTATACACCGCGACGCGGTTGGGGCTGGTCGTTCGCTTAGGCGTAGTCATGGCGGCTTGTAATAACTCTTACTTGGGGTCAGGGACCCGGATTAACTCAGAAGACTCAGCGCCACAGGCAGCGTAGCCGGCCAAGTCCACCCACGAATCCCCGTGAATCGGGTTCCCTTTTAGGCGCGCGATCTTCAGCAGCGCCATCATTAGCGCCACGTCATGGGGCTTCAGCGAACACCCCAAATAAATAGACCACAGGCCAGCAATCTCCGTGAACGTGTCCTCGGGTGCCCCGTACTGTGTGTTTCTATCTTGCAGTACGCACTCAGCCGCCCGGTCCAATACCTCTTTTCTATTCATTGGTATTCCTTTCTCTAATTTCAAATACCACAATCATGCTCGGGAACGGAGCAGCATTGGCACTCCCTCCGAACTTCAGCCTTCCTCGCAAAAACTCTACCCTCCCATGGGGCAAACAGTAGTCGTGGAACCACTTGGTGTCCGTCCTCGCAGGCAGCAGGCAGACCACAGTCGCGCCCTTGACGGAGGATCGATACGCCTTCTCCACCCATGCTCCCACCCCTCGCCCGTAGGGCGGATTCATCCAACACCGCCCTGACCATTCCTGCGTCAGTCCGTCCATGTCCTTAGTAAAGTACCGATCACACTTGGCATTCTCGGGCGTGGCGCAAACATCCAGCTCAAAGTCATGCTGGGCGTTCAGTCTGTCAAACAAGTCCTGAGGTGTGGCCCAAAGGTCGGTCTTGCTGGAAAAAATAACTTCACTGACCATCCACGCCCCGCTCCCGAATCTCAAACCCACACCGCCATGCGCCGCCGGCCGCCGAGACTTGGTCGTCGTCCTGTAGCTCGTCTTCCACCTCATCGCAAATCTTGGCGCATGCCTCGCGGACGAGGGCGGCGAAGCGTTCCAATTCATCAAGGGTCATGACCACATCCACCGATGCTAACCCCGCTTCCTTCGCCAATCGCATGATGTCTTCCTTAGTCATAACTATTCCCCCCGAATTGTCTTTGCCCACACCTTCATTGCCACTGCATGTGGATGTGTGTCGTTGCCTCGCGGGTCTGGGTAGGTCTTGTTGAACCACCCCATCAAATTATCCAACGTTTCGCGAAGCAATCGGTTCTCGTTCATCAGGTCGATGTGGTCTTGCAGAAGGTGGTCTGCAATAACGTCTACCATGTCTTTATTAGTCACGGGCATGCCTCCGAGCTTATTTCTCTAATCGACACTTGGGCCATGTCTACTCTTGCAATAACAGGTCGCGAGCGCATTGCTGATTTCAAATAGGTCGTTGTTGATACAGGCGCGCCGTCAGAGTCAAACCCGATACAATGCGCCCCAGTATTGCTCACCGCAACAACCAACCAAAAATCTGTTCCCGGCGTTTTCTTTCCGCCCATTGCCGGGTATACGTTCCCCGGTAGCACTTCTGATTCTGTTGTAATTTTATTGAGTAACGTAGTATCAAGCCTCATAAGATTTCTTTCTCAGTCACGGCGTGCTTCCGATTCTTTGTATGTCTTCATATGTCTTCATGTGTCTTCATACCAAGTGCTTAAAATATTGATTCACAAGTGCGTTGTGGATCAGTCTAAGGGCGTTGTCGATCATCTCGTCATAAATGCCCGGTTCGGTGTCCTTAATGGCTTGCAGCACAATCTGAGCCTCCCCCATGGCGCGGACATCTTCGTCGCCTGTCTCGTAGTACCACTGAAGTTCTCTATTACACGCCTCTCTTATCTGCTCTTCAATCAAGTACACAAAGTGCTCGATGTCTCCATGTAACTGCAAGCCGTTCTCTTCTATGATTTTTACTATCTCACGCATTTCCATTTGTTCTTTCTCCCCTGCTGGTCGGTCCACCGGCGGTCTTGTACGAGTAGCCATGGACGGCGAGCCAGAAGCTGCCGCCCACTCTCTTGATGCCAAGCCGTCTTGCTGCTTCACGGTGGGACAGTCCGTCGATCCAAACAAGGTGACGGAGAGTCTTCACCTGTTCATCGGTCAATGTTCGGTTCACCGGATTCATGTCACACCCAGATAAGCGTTGGGTCGGCTTCCAACAGGCGGAGCACCGCCCACCACAGGAACTCGGCAAGCTCAGCCATGTTCCACCTCCATCAGACGGCGGAATTCATTCTGGAATTCCCCGCACGCACGATAGACCTCGCGCAGGTGGCTCTCAGGCAGGCGGGTGTAGTAATCTCCTGATGAGATTTTCTCCATTTCCCAAGCAGTCTCGCGGAGGAGGAGTGCAATGGCAGTGAGTCTGTCAATCATCTTTCTTCCTTTCTTTCTGTGTGTCGTCCGGTCACAGTGACCGGAAGCGCAGTGTCTCTCCGCGCCCCGGACTGTGTCAAGTACTTTTTCAGCGTCCTCTCATCGCCTTGCCCATGCCACGGCGAGCGGCAGGCTTGGCGACGGGCGTCTTCCTCGGCGCCCT